TGCCGCGTCTGGCGACTACTCCACGGGTGCCGCGTCTGGACGCTACTCCACGGGTGCCGCGTCTGGCTCGTGCTCCACGGGTGCCGCGTCTGGCGACTACTCCACGGGTGCCGCGTCTGGCCTGTGCTCCACGGGTGCCGCGTCTGGACGCTACTCCACGGGTGCCGCGTCTGGCGACTACTCCACGGCGGAAGTAAGCGGAAAGGATAGCATTGCAGTTGCAAATGGTATTAAAAGCAAGGCACGTGGCGCGCTTGGCTGCTACCTTGTACTGACCGAATACAACGATGATGGCAACCTGATCTGCGCCAAGATGGAACGTGTGGACGGTAGTAAAGTAAAGGAAAACGTCTATTACACCTTGAAAAATGGCGAGTTTGTGGAGTGGAGCGAATGAGGAAGCACTACAACAAACGCTGGTTAGAACAGCGCTGGGATGCAAGGCAGCCGGATCGGTTGGAGCATATCCGGCTGAAGCAGCAGCTGAGAGAGAAAAAGGAGGAGTGCGGCAGTGAAGAAGAGCATGGGAATCGCAGAGTGCTGCCAGATCATGCGTGATAACAACATTTCAGTGAGCGAGCCGATCTTTACCGGTATGATTCAGGCTGGCAGCTTCCCGGCATGGGCGGTGCCATCCATTGACACCAAGAGTGCGGCTCCGCTGATCTCCCGTGCCGGATTTATGGCGTGGGTGAAGGATTTTTACAAGCTCGAAAAGGTTTATACAAAGGAGGATCCGAAAGAATGAAACTCAAATCTACTACTTACTACTGGTTGGCTGTCGTTTTTGGCGGCGTTGGAATGGGCGCAGCTATGGGTGCAGAGGGCACCGCGCAGACCACCGGATATATCTCCAGCACACTGTTTGCGGTGTCGCTGGTGCTGATTTTGGCCGCCGTTCTGCTGGCTCGTCTGGGCTTTGCCGCAGAGGACAGGGAGAGAGCCGCAAATCGGCGCAAGTACGGCAAGATCAACCGTGCCCACGCCCGCAACCCGGAATACCCGGAGAATCAGGAGCGTGGGGCATGATGACGGCCAAAGAGTACGTTGAGGGCAAAGTCAAATCCTACACGCGGCTTGCCGAACGCTGCAGGCGAGAAGCCGAAGCCTCAGATGACATTGTTGTCCGGGCCGGATACTCCGCACGGGCAAACGTCTGGGAGATGTTGCAAGAGGAATCTGGAGAGGTCACGTATGCCTGACACTGTCCACCATGTCATGTGGTACACCGTGTATGACGCAAAGACCGGAGACCTGATCGCCAGCGGTACGTCTGAGATGTGTGCCAGACGGCTGGGTTACAAAAGTGCAAACAGCTTTGCGTCTGCGAGCAGCCACGGTCGCAGCGGCAGGCATCCGGCTCACAAGTACGTTTTTGAGAAAGAGTGCATCCGACGTGATGAGGTGGACAGTCTGCCGCCGATACGCCGCAAAAAAAGAAGAGCCTGCCCGTGATACCAGCACGGACAGACCACAAGGTGACGGGGTTCCAGACCTCCATCACCACAAAGATATCACAAACAGGAGGTTTTTACAATGGATGACGTGGCATTTTACTATTGCTACGGACACCGCAAAGAGCACTGCAGCATTGACGTGCAATGCTTTGAGGGCGAGCCGGTCAAGGCCAGCGTGGACGCCCAGCACTGGGCAGATGAGCAGATCCAGACCGGCGAATACAGCCAGATCGACGTCAAGGACGCCCTGGGCAACCTGATCTATTCGAGGTGAATATTTATGCAGTGCAGTGAAAAAGGCAAAATCTGCTTGAACTACGCGTCCAACGTGCCGGAGTGGCAGTTGGACATGACCCTGGATGCGCTGGCCGCGCTTGGCGCCGCTGTGAGCGCCTGCGGCAAGGTGCAGAAGGCCGTTGCCGGAGATCTGGCGTGGATCAAGAGACACCCGAACAGCATGTATATGGGCACGGAGCCCATCGACCGGGCACGGGCGTGCAATGAGGCCGCAGCCGCCCTTGGACGGGCCGTCTATGCGCTGGAAGTCATTCTGTGCCAGTCCAGCCAGTTCGGATTTGCACATGATCTGGCCTGTGCCGCACAGACCGGCTATAACGTTGAGCATGTGGCGCTTGAGACCCGCTGCCGTGAGCACGGGTGCGAGGAGGTAGCATATAAGCATGGATAAAACGAGCATTTATGAGGCATCCCGATCTGTCCCGCCGGAAGCGCAGAAGCGGATCAGCGGCGGGCGGCTGAACGGCATGACCGACATCAACCCCATGTGGCGCGTCAAGAAGCTGACCGAGCTTTTCGGCCCGGCGGGCATCGGTTGGAAGTTCGACCCGCCAGTATTCGAGGAAAAACCCGGCGTCAACGGTGAGGTGATGGTGCATTGCTTCACCTGCCTGTACATCCGGCAGGACGATGGGACCGCTTGGAGCGCTCCTATTCCCGGCGTTGGCGGGTCCATGCTGATCTCCACCGAGAAAAGCGGCCAGCGCACAGACGATGAAGCGTATAAAAAAGCCTACACGGACGCCCAGGGCGTGGCATGTAAGGCGCTTGGTATTGGTGCAGACGTGTATTGGAACGCAGATGCAACCAAGTACAGCGCCCCGGCAGCAAGGCCTGCACAGAAGCCCTCCGCCCCTCCTGTCTGTGCCTGCTGTGGGAAGCAGATCACTGGCATCAAGTCCAAGGACGGAAAATCTGCGCTGACTGCCGAACAGGCAGCCGACCGCAGTTTCAAAAAATACGGGCGTGTCCTCTGCATGGAGTGCGCCAGAAAGCAGCCGAAAGAAGATGGGGGATTGATGCATGCTTAACGTTGTAGCCATCATGGGCCGCCTTGTGGCGGACCCGGAACTCAAGACCACCACGCAGGGCACCAGCGTGTGCCGTTTCCGTATCGCCTGCGACCGCAGCTATGTTCGTCAGGGCGAGGAACGAAAGGCCGATTTTATTGACATTGCCGCATGGCGGCAGACTGCCGAGTTCGTCTGTAAGTATTTCCAGAAGGGCAGCCTGATCGCCATCGACGGCAGCATCCAGACCCGCCAGTATCAGGACAAGAACGGCAACAACCGTACCGCTTTCGAGGTCGTGGCGAACAATGTGAGCTTTGCGGGCGCAAAGGCGGCGGGGAAGTCCGCTGCACGGAGTTTTGAGCAGCAGACGCAAAGTTATGCACAGCAGGCAAACGCCTCTCACAGCGCACCGCAGGACGGTTACGCGCAGGGCGAGCCGGACGACTTTGCCGAGATCACAGACGACGGCGACCTGCCGTTCTGATAACTGGCAAAGCGCTGTGCTATCTGGCGTTACGGGCGTGCAAGGAAGGAGGTGAAAATCCATTGGGAGAGAAAAAGCACAAGAGCGTTATTCTGTTTTCAGAGTGGAAAAAGCCGCTTCGGATTCTTTCTCTAGAGCAGAAAGGCCGCATTTTGGATGCACTTCTGGACTTTCCCGACGGGATTCCACCGGAATTTGACGACCCGATGCTTGTGATTGCTTGGGAATTCATGCAGGGCGGGCTGGAAGAAAACGCACGAAAATGGGAAGAAATCCGGGAAAAGCGCTCAGCCGCCGGAAGAAAAGGCGCCGAAGCAACAAATGCAAAGCATCAGCAAACCGCGGCAAATCCGGCAAATGACGATTTTGCCGGACAAACGGCGGCAAATCCGGCTGTTTCTGGTTCTGTTTCTGGTTCTGTTTCTGGTTCTGCTAAAGAGATAGAGGATGCTCCCGCATCCACCACTCCAAAAAAATCGAACCGTTTCCATCCGCCGGATGCTGTGGAGGTCAAGGCGTATTTTGCCGAGAATGGCGGCTCAGATGAGCAGGCGCAGCGGTTCATGGACTTCTACACGTCCAACGGGTGGAAGGTGGGTAAGAACCCAATGAAGAGCTGGAAGGCCGCTGCATCCGGCTGGATTTCGCGGGACAGGGAGCGACAGAAAGCCCCTGCGTTCCAGCGCAACCCGGTGCGGTACGTCTCCCGCCCGCCGGAGGAAGCCGAGAAGGCCGTGGATTTCATGAGGGACGCACCGGACCGCACCATGAAGTGGCTGGAGAAGCGAAAAAAGGAGGAAGAGAATGCCCCGATACAAAGTGATCCTTGAGTGCAGCGGCCCGGTTGGAGATGCAGCACTCACCTACCGCATGACGGCATCCAGTCCGCAGGCGGCAGAATTCAGGGCCTGCCAGATGGCGGGCGACCACTACCCAGAGTATACGGATATTCAGGCCAAGAGAATGGAGGTCGAATCCCCATGACGAACCAGACATGTAAGGACTGCCCGGAGCGGCACACGGCCTGCCACGACACCTGCCCGCGCTTTGCAGAGTGGAGAACGCAGCACAAGGCAGAATTGATCTACACCAACGCCCAGCACGCCGCAGAGCGCATCAACCGTAACGATTTCAACAAAGAGGGATGGATGGGAGGAAGAAAGCGATGAAAGTGCTGATTGCCTGCGAGGAATCGCAGGAAGTGTGCAAAGCGTTTCGTGCAAAAGGTCATGAAGCCTACTCTTGCGATGTTCAGGATCCGTCCGGCGGGCATCCTGAGTGGCACATTCTTGGGGATGCGCTTAAGGCTATTAAGGGGGGGGCAAATCATTACGATGGACGGCGTAACGCATGACGTTGGCAAGTGGGACTTGCTCATTGCACACCCGCCTTGCACACACCTAGCTGTTTCTGGTACGCGGTGGTTCACGGAGGGGAAAAAACCACTCAGCTTACGCTATGAAGCTGCTGCATTCTTTATGAAATTTATTGAAGCGGATGTCCCGCATATAGCGGTTGAAAATCCTGTGTGCGTGATGTCTACGCTATACCGAAAGCCGGATCAGATTATCAATCCTTGGCAGTTTGGACACCCGGAGCAAAAGAAAACTTGCCTGTGGATTAAAAATCTTCCTCTTTTGGTTGAAACTGATAATGTGTATGAATACATGATGACGTTGCCGCAAAAGATGCGGGAACGAAACCATTGGATGGGGAGAGGTCATTCAAAAGAGCGAAGCAAAACATATCCGGGTATTGCAAAGGCAATGTCCGAACAATGGGGGTAAAAAATGAAAACGGTACAGACGGCGCAGACGAAGAAGTACAAGCCCGGACAGTATATCGTTTCGCTCGATCATCTGATGGAGCAGGAACTTGTTTATTACGGAGGGAAACTGCTCTACAAGGGATGGTTTGGCAACTGGCAGCTGTGGTATGCGAAAACTGAGCTTGCCAGACTGCGCATTCGGGAAGCTGTGAGAACGGAGGAAAAACATGAAACCGAAAACGAAATCCGAGCTGATGACTGAATGGGCAAACCAGCCGGATCAGCTCAAGAAAGAGCGGGAAGTCAAGGCTGTCCGCAAGGCGATGGACGATGCCCGCGCCGTAATGCAGGACGGTCTGACCCGATACGTCAAGAAAAAGACCAAAGCCCGCAGCATGGCAAAGGCTGAAGCTGACCCCTTTGCTGAGCTGGAAGGCTGGGAAAGCATGGAGCAGATCCAGGATGCCTACGGCTATGGCGAGATTACTGCCGACAGGCGGGACAGACTCACAGACCTGTGGGAAGCCCGGGAAGCTGCCAGAAACAGCCGCAAGGGCGCGGACAAGTACTACGACCTTGTGACGGAGATGCTGGAAACGGCCATCCGCCGGGTGGGCAATGAGTACGCAGATATGCTGTTTAGGTATGACCAGCAGCGCAGGAAAGCTGAAAAGCAGTGCGAGCAGCTGGCAATGGAAGGGATGATGAAAAAATGACCGACATTGAAAAATCAATTGCCAAGCTCCAGAGGTGCTTTCCGGGAAGCTATATTACTGAACGGAACGAGCTTATTGTCCATCCGAGGACAAACCAGTATATTATTCTGGAAAACATCGGAACGGAAGATGCCATCAAGGCCAAAGTGCTGGAGTGGCTTTCACGGGCGGCATTTAAAACCGCACCATATTCACAGGAGTGGAGAAATCGAAAGTTCCACAAATATATGAGGGACGGCATCAATGCTTTTCTGGATACCGATTTTTCCGAGGATGATATGGAGCTGATTTACACCTACATGGGGCTTGCCTGCGACCGTTGGCTGACGCTCATGTTTATCGACCACGACATGAGCATCGAGTGGCTGAAGGAGCACGTATCATGAAGCTGACCCTATACGGCGACCCGCGCACCAAGAAAAACTCTGCCCGGATCCTCAAAAGCCGCTCAGGCGGTCGCTTTGTGGCTCCCAGCAAGGCCTACGTGGATTATGAGACCGACTGCCTGCGGCAAATCAAAAGGCCGCACAGACCCATTTCTGCCCGCGTGAACGTGCGGTGCGTCTACTACATGAAGACCGCCCGTCGGGTCGATCTGGCAAACCTCATCGAGGCGACAACGGACATCCTGGTAAAAGCCCGGGTGCTGGAGGACGACAACAGCAAAATCGTCGCCGCCCACGATGGCAGCCGGGTGGAGCTTGACCGGAAACAGCCACGGGTGGAAATTGAGATTGAAGAAATGGAGGAATAAAGCCGCATGAATCAAGTTTTTCTAGTTATAGGTTCAGCATTTTGCTACGTTGGTGGTTTCTGCATCATGATCTTTATTTTGGGCGCGATGACTGAGCTGTGCATCGAAATCTGGGACGGAAAGTTTAAGCAAATCTGTCTCAGATTTCAAATAAATCCGGCCGATGTTGCCTATTTTGCTGAAAACAGAAAAGACATTGAAGCGTGTCTTGATAAGCAGCGCGTTCAATGGCCAAAAACGGATACTGCGCCTTCTGGATGGTGGTGCTGTCCAAAATGCGATGCGCTGAATCAATACGTCAAAGACGACGAGTCGGTTGCATACTGCCGCTGCTGTGGACAGGCGGTCAACATGTTTCTTTTTCAGGAGGTGTACAAATGACTCGCACATGGACATCTGACACCGACACGCAAAAGCCGGGAGAGACCACCGATGAGCAGAAGCTGCGGGCTTGGTTCGAGCGCCTGCCCCGGATGCGGGCACTGATCCGCCAGCAGCAGGAACACATTGCAAGCCTGCGCAGTGCGGCTACAACAATTACGTCCAGCACATCCGGCGCGCCCGGCCACTCCGGAACAAGCGACAAGGTGGGCACCAATAGCGATGCTGCCATAGATGCAGAAGCAAAGCTGGCTGAGCTGAAATGCCGGTATACCGAGATGCAGAAGGATGCCATTGAAGCCGCCTATATGCTCCACGCCGATCCTGCATCCATCCGCCGCAGTAAGTGCATCATCCTGTGCTATGTTGAAGGTAAGCGGCACGCCGATATCGCGGCAAAAGTCGGCTATTCCAAGCCGTCTCAGGTTTCACGCGCAATTTCGGAAGGCCTGAGCCAGCTGACAGAGATCGCGAACGAGCTGAATCTTAGTTGAACCTGTACATTTTGCACAACGTCAGAGGGCTTTGTTTTTACACGCTCTGGGATTTACTTGTTATCGGCATCTGTGCTATTGTGGTACCATCGGCAAAGCCGAAAAGGCAAACCGATGCACGCAGCCTCCGAAACGTGTCCCTTCTTGGCATTTTCCTCCTTTTCTGCTTGCAGGTACCGGGCTTTGCTCTCTCTTCACGTTTCGCGGGCTGCTTCTATGCGATACACTGACACAAAGGCAGCCTGCCGCTCATGAGAGACAGGAGGCGGTTCGATTCCGCCGTATCGCTCCATATGGCGCATGGACTAGACAACCCGCAAGGCCGCACGTGCAACCTCTCGTGCCGAGAAAAGGCCTTAGAATCCTTGCCAAGGTGTAGCTTTCCTGACAGGATGTGCGCCAACCAACAGCCCCGGCGGCGAACCGGAGCTGTTTTTATATGGCCGCCTGAGCGCAGTTTGGAGCGCGGCGCGTGTGTGTAGACACGGCTGGTTCGATTCCAAGGGCGGCTTTTTATATTCCCGTAGTTCAAGTGATGGAACAGCGGTCTCCAAAACCGCAGGCTGCAGGTTTGAGCCCTGCCGGGAATGCCAGCTGCGTGCCCTGTGAGGGGGCCGCGCAGCACGCGGGGCATCTGACCGCGTAAGTTTCAGATGCAGCAGCACCCACCGTTTGACGCCTGTCCAACGAACTGAATGCACGGGCGCTGCTTATATGCCGTCATAGCTCAACTGGTAGAGCGCCGCCCATTTAAGGCGGGACAACGTTGGTGACACCACGGGAACATCACTGCACAGCCAACCGCTGCGCACATCCATTCCGTGGGTGCTGGTTCGAATCCAGCTGGCGGCTAGCGTGATTTTAGAGTGTCCACAGTGGACACTTTTGGAGAGGAGGCATACAAATGTTTGAGCGCTTGAAAGAACTGATTTGCGACATGGCAAAATTTTTGACGCGTCTCGGCGCTGGCCTTATCCTCTCGGCCTTACCGATCAGCAACAAAGAAAGACACTTTGTGCGCTATGCGCGGTGTTTCGGTTTCCGTGCAGACCACACAAAACGCGAGCCTCGGGCAGAGATCGGAGGCCGTGGCTGTATCCAAGGAGCACGGCCTGCTATCCGTGCGGATTAACCGCTGCTGATACAATACGATTAAAAACCAGCTTTGCTGCATGGAGCTCATCATGCAAAAAGCTGGTTTTTCTTATGCCGCTTTAGCTCAGTCTGGCAGAGCACCGGACTTTTAATCCGGGGGTAGCGGGTTCGATTCCTGCAAGCGGCACATTCGATATTTTGACCGTTCGGATTTCCGGGCGGTTTTTCTTTTGCATGAATTTAGAGAGGTGGTGGCGGTGAGCGCGAAGCGGCTGACAGACAGGCAGAAAAAGAAGATCATTGCTGACTATGTGCAGCTGCAGAGCTACACCAGAGCCGCAAAGCTGAACGACGTGGCAGAAAGCACTGTGCGGAAAATCGTGAAAGATAATCCAAAGTGCGCGGATTTGTGCGCCTTAAAAAAAGAGCAGAACACGCAGGACATGCTTTCCTACTTAGGCAGCAAGTGCGGGGAAGCACAGAATCTTCTCGGGCTGTACCTTCAGGCGATGGCAGACCGTAACAAAATCGCGGAAGCAACGCTGCCGCAGCTGTCCACGGCGTTCGGCACCATCGTGGACAAGTTTGCTATGCTGGGAGACCAGAGCGGCATAGAAGCCCCAGACGATGGCCTGCTTGAGGCTCTGAGCGCTGCCGCAGACATCAGCCCGCCGGATGACGTGGAGATGCTGCCAAAGGAAGAGGACGACCATGCGGAAAAGTAACGGTTTTCGTTGGAAAACCCTCAGCCAGCGGCAGAAACAGGTTCTTAGCTGGTGGGCACCGCAGAGCGCATACAGCGGTTACAACGGCATCATTGCCGATGGCGCTATCCGCTCGGGCAAGACCTTTGCCATGAGCTTTTCTTTTGTCCAGTGGGCCATGACCTGTTACAGCGGGCAGCAGTTTGCCATGTGCGGCAAGACCATTGCCAGCTTCCGACGCAACGTGCTTGGCACGCTCAAGCAGCAGCTTGCAGCCCGTGGCTACAATGTCAAAGAGCATCGGGCAGAAAATTTCATGACCGTCAGCAAAGGCGGCAAATCCAACGAGTTTTACTTTTTCGGCGGCAAAGACGAGAGCAGCCAAGACCTGATCCAGGGTATCACGCTGGCTGGGGCATTCTTTGACGAGGTGGCCCTGATGCCGCAGAGCTTTGTCAATCAGGCCACTGCCCGCTGCTCCGTCACCGGGTCAAAATTCTGGTTCAACTGCAACCCGGGCAGCCCACAGCATTGGTTTTATCTTGAGTGGGTGCGGAAATGCCGTTCCCGCAAGATGATGTATCTCCACTTTACGATGGACGACAACCTGTCGCTCTCCGAGGACATCAAGGACAGATACCGCAGCCAGTACAGCGGAGTTTTCTACCAGCGCTACATTCTGGGCCTGTGGACGGTGGCAGAGGGCCTTGTATATGACATGTTCGACCGCAAGAAGCATGTCATTGACGTGCTGCCCGAGCTGTCCCCGAAGAGCGCCTATGTGGCGTGCGACTTCGGCACCCAGAACGCAACGGTGTTCCTGCTGCTCCAAAAACAGGCCGATGCAGACTGCTGGATCGTCACCCGGGAGTATTACTACAGCGGGCGAGAACAGAAGCGGCAAAAGACCGTGGGCGAGTACGTCACAGATCTCAAAGCGTGGCTGGACGGGCTCAAGCCGGAAAGGATCATCGTAGACCCCTCTGCGCTTCCGCTTATTACAGAGCTGCGCAAGAATGGCTTTACCCAGAACCCGGCAAACAACGACGTTCTGAGCGGTATTCTGGACGTACAGACCATGCTGCAGACCGGGCGGCTGAAGATCTGCAAAGACTGCAAGCACACGCTGGAAGAGTTCGGCGTATATGCTTGGGACCCAGATAAAGACGACGCCGTGCTGAAGGTCAACGACCACTGCATGGACGCCATCCGATATTTTGTGCGCACGAAGCGCCTTGTGAAACTGAGGGATTGATTTTGAGCACTGTATACACATTCCAGACCTTTCAGCAGGCGCAAGCCGCCGGGGAACAGCCTGATTTTGTCCGGCGGTTCGTGCAGCAGCACTGCGCTTCAGGACCGTATAAGATGGCGCTGGACGCTGACCTGTACGACGCTCAGAAAAACCCGGGCGCGGAACGCTTTTCCCAAGCCTACGCCTTTATGCTGAAGCGCCTTTCCAAGAACACGCGGCAGGATGTTCCACGGCCCGATATGGTCAAGAGCAATCTGTTCCGGCGGCTCAACAAGCAGCGTGCCACCTACTCCCTGGGAAACGGCGTCACCTTTGCGGATAAGGACGTGGACAAAGGAAAACTGGGGGCTGAATTTGACGAGCAGATCCAGAAAGCCGGATACTTTGCCCTAATCCACGGTGAGAGCTTTGGCTTCTGGAACAACGACCATCTGGTGGTGTTCAAGCTGACCGAGTTTGCGCCCCTGTACGATGAGACCTCCGGCTCCATGCGGGCCGGGGTGCGGTTCTGGCGGCTGAATCCTGACACGGATATGCACTATGTCCTGTACGAAGAGGACGGTTACACCGAGTACACGGAAAGCAGGATCGGCAGCACTATGCAGGAGACGGCCCCGAAGCAGGCATACAAGAGCGTGACCGTCTCCACCCCCGGCGGCGGGCTGGAAAGCGTGGAGGGGGAAAACTACAGCACTCTGCCTGTGGTACCGCTGTGGGGATCCGACCTGCATCAAAGCACCCTCGTAGGCCTGAAAGCCTACATCGACAACACCGATCTGGTGACGTCCGGCTTCTGCAGCGACTTGCAGGATTGCGCACAGATTTACTGGCTGTGCGAAAACTTCAACGGAATGACCGATGATGAACTGCAGGAGTTCCTTGCGAAGCTGAACCTCTACCACATCGCCGGTGCGGACACCAGCGAGGGCGGCAAGATCACCCCCTACACAACCGAGATCCCTGTGACGGCCAGGCAGGCTCTTTTGGAGCTGCTCCACACCCGGGTGTATGAGGACTTCGGCGGTCTGGATGTGCATTGTGTCAGCGCGGACAGCACCAACGACCATCTGGATGCGGCCTATGAGCCGCTGAACCAGAACGCGGACGACTTCGAGGCGCAGGTAAAGCCGTTCATCCGGCAGATCTGCGCGCTGGCTGGCTTTGGCAGCGCAACGCCGACATTCAACCGGAGCCGGATCGTAAACACCGCAGAGCAGGTCAGCACAGTAATCTCCGAGGCGGCGATCATCGGGCAGGACATGGCCATTGACCTGCTGCCCAACCTGACCCCGGAGCAAAAGGAAAAGGCTCGGGCGTCCCTGATGGCTGAGAGTGCAGAGCGGGAGACCGTGGACGAGGAGGAAGACACCGATGAAAAAACCCGGCAAAATTTATGATCCTCTGGGAAGATTGATCGATGTGATGCTTTTTGTCGCTGATTTTGCCGTTGTGGCTGGGTGCTTTCTGACCGTTGCGCAGGCGATTGGCTTATGACCGACCGTGACCGCATCTCTACCCGCCAGCTGAACCGCCTGCGCCGCCGTATCCTCCGCGTATACGGCACTGCCCGCCGGGAGATGCAGGAGCAGCTGACCGAGTTTTTAGCCAAGTACAAAGCGCTGGACGAGCGCAAGCGGGCGCAGCTGGACGCAGGCGAGATTACAGAGGACGACTACCGCATCTGGCTGCAAAATCAGGTCTTTCAATCTGATTTGATGCGGTCCAAGCTGGATGGCATCACCCAGACCTGCACCACAGCCCAAGAGACGGCCTACAAGCTGGCCCGGGACGAGCAATACAACATCTTTTCCTTTGGCGCAAACTGGGCTTTCTATGAGCTGGAACAGGCCGCAGGCGTGGCGTTCGGGCTGACCCTGTACAACACCGAAGCGGTCAAGCTCCTGCTGAAGGAAAACCCCAAGCTGGTGCCAAACAAGCGCATCAAGAGTGAGAGTAACCGAACCTATGACGCTCGGGTGTTTAACCGCTACGTCATGCAGGGCATCGTACAGGGCAAGAGCGTCCACGACATCGCCGTGCAGGCAGTGAACGGCATGGCAGACACGGAGATCCACTGGGCCATGAACAACGCCATCACAGCCCTTACCAGCGCCCAGAACGCCGGGGCTTTGCAGCAGATGCGCAACGCCCAGGCTTTGGGCATCGAGGTCAAAAAGCGCTGGAACTCTACCCACGACTACCGCACCCGTGAAATGCACCGCCTGCTTGACCAGCAGACAGCAGAGCTTGACGAGCCGTTCAAGGTCATGGGTTACGAAATTCAGCGCCCCGGCGACCCCAACGCAGCGCCGGAGATGGTCTACCACTGCCGCTGTGTGTTGTCCTCTGCCTTGGGCAAGTATCCCCGGCAGAACGCCATGCAGAGGGACAATGTGACCAAAGAAGTCACCCCCGTCATGGATTACACCGAGTGGTATAAATCCAAGGGCGGCAAGGAAGCCGAGCAAATGTGGTGGGCGGAAGAGCGCAAGAGAAAGAAGGGATGAACCGTGATTCTGCCAATGGAAAACACCGAAAAGATGATTTTTCCGGGCGAAGGAAGGTTCCATATCCCTATCATCAAGCCGGAAACGGACATCCGCATTGACAAGCTGGAATGGATCCCGGTCAATTATGCGCTGACAGCCAAAGACAAGGCCACAAAAGGCGTGCATTTTTACAAGGACGATTACCAGTTTGAACGGTTCTGGAACAACCCGGATAAGTACATCCCGCTGCTGCAGCAGTTTGGGGCTGTGTGCTCCCCGGACTTTTCTCTTTACATCGATATGCCGCTTGCGGTGCAGCTTTTCATGCACTACAAAAAGCACTGGCTGGCTGCATACTGGCAGGCGCACGGCATCCACGTCATTCCAACGCTCTGCTGGTGCGGCGAGCAAAGTTATGACTGGTGCTTTGATGGTGAGCCTAGAAACGCCATCGTGAGCATTTCCAGCCACGGCACACAGTCCGACCCATACGAAGCAGAATGCTTTGCCAAACACTGCCGCAAGGCTCTGGAAGTACTACAGCCGAGCAGCATTTTGTGGTACGGAAAGTGCCCGGCGGAGTTCGACTGGAACGTGACCAAAATCAAACCATTTCAATACGAAAGGAGGCACTACCGTGAGTAAAAGAGGTTCGGGCAGCTCCGCGAGAGCGGGCGGCGGCGCAAATGGAGCAAAAAGTTTGGATAGTACGCTGGTAAGAAGATCGAATGATTTTTCGTTGTTTGATGCTGGCGACGCAACGAAGCGCGAGTATGAAACGAACGTGAAGAAAATCCAGCAATCGAATCTTACTCAGCAGGAAAAAGCGGCGGCACTGGATAAATTGCATGAACTGACAACGGAACAGCTAAAGGCTCAGACGAAGGTTGCGAATCCATACGTTTCCGGCCCTGCAAGGTTTAACCAGAATCAGGTGCAAAAGGCAGCGGATAACACGGCACAGAAACGACAAAACGTCAATTCTTTTATGAAAGATGTGCAGAAAAAGTCAACCGCAAACAAAAAGGCAGCTGAAACAAAGTCGCTTTCTTCTGCTTTGGGTTCTGCAATGGACAGGGGCGCACTTGAAGTGACATTTGAGGGAAAGACCTACTATCGCGCAAGAAAAAATTCCAAGACGTGGAGAGTTCGGTAAACCATGAACTTTAACTACGACATCAAATTCACCGACAACACCCCGCAGCTACATGAAGCTCTGGATTCATGGGCAGACCGGGTGCTGACCATCTGGGGCATGACGGTGCAGGACTACGCCCAGCTGCTTGTGCCTACTGGAACGGCAGACAGCACCGGCATTGAGGGCTACGTGGGCGGCGCGCTCAAGCAGAGCCTGACCTTTGTCCTCGACCTCGCAAAAAAGACCGTAACTATCGGCAGCAATCTGTTTTACAGCGTCTATGTGGAGTTGGGCACGGGCATCTTTGCCGAGAAGGGCAACGGACGCAAAACGCCGTGGGTCTGGAAAGACTTCAACGGCAAGTGGCACTTTACCCGGGGCATGAAAGCCCGTCCGTTTCTCCGCCCGGCGGTGGAAGATCACATTGACGAACTGCGAGAAATCGCAGTAGAGGAAGGAAACAAGGAGGCATAACATGAAGAAAATTTTAGCATCTATCATGCTGCTTGCGGCGCTGTTGCTGTGCGGCTGTTCGGAGGCTTCCAAGGCCAATGCCAACATCTCCAAGCAGGCCGATTACTTTGAGAGCGAGCGCAAGATCACCGTCTACAACGCCCGCACTGACAAGGTGATCATGGAAGCCGAGGGCTATATGTCCATCTCCAACAACTCGGACAACGAGCTGGTGTGCACTGTGAAAATTGGCCCGAACACCTACCGCAAAAATTACATCTACCTCAACAGCTACACCATGTATGTGGTGGAGGACATTACCGGAACCCATACCGACCCGTACCACTATAAACTCTATTTCCACACTGACGTTTTGCCGAGCGTGGAAGTCAAACCGTAAAACCTAATATCTCAGCGGTTGGCGCACAGCGTCAGCCGCTTTTTTATGCCGCTTTAGCTCAGTCTGGCAGAGCACCGGACTTTTAATCCGGGGGCCGTGGGTTCAAGCCCCACAAGCGGCACCACACCGGCAGCACGTCCGGCAAATAAACCTTATTGCCAAGCATGGCAGCCCGAGCAAGGGCAGAAAGGACTATCACATGGCACTTGAGAGAAAAGACCTCCGCGCGATTCTGGAGGATGAGACCGTGGACGTCAGCGGCAAGATGAAGAAGATTCTGGACATGCTGCACACCGAAACGGACGCTCTTCAGAACCAGCTGGATGACGCCAAGGCCGCGACCGCCAAGGCCGAGAAGGAGCGGGACGAGGCCAACGGAGGCAAGCAGGCCGCAGAAAAGGCTTTGACCGACTACAAGGCCCAGCAGACCCAGAAGGACACCCACGCAGCCAAGGAAGCCAAGTTCCGGGAGCTGCTGAAGACCGCCGGGGTGCTGGACAAGTACGCAGACCGCGTCGTGCGGCTGTCTGGCGAGGATATCGACAAGCTGGAGCTGGACGATAAGGGCAACGTCAAGGACGCCAAGAAGCACGCCGACAGCCTGAAAGCTGATTGGAGCGACTTCGTAGGCACTACGACCACCACCGGCGCGAAGGTGGACAACCCGCCCACCAACACCGGCTCCAAAATGACCAAAGACCAAATTTTTGCAATCAAGGACGCTGGCGAACGCCAGGCCGCGATTGCTGCAAATGCCGACCTGTTTACAGGCGGCGGAAAGGAATAACATATGGCAGCAAAAGAAGGTATCACCATGACCACCGATATCACCGTAGCCGCGCGTGAAATCGACTTTGTGACCCGCTTCCAGCGCAACTGGGACCATCTGCGCACCATTCTGGGCATCATGCGCCCCATCCGGATGCAGCCTGGCACCGTGCTCAAGAGCAAGTATGCACAGGGCACCCTGCAGAGCGGCACCGTGGGCGAGGGCGAAGAGATCCCGTTCAGCAAGTACACCGTCAAGGAGAAGGAGTACGGCAAGATCACCATCGACAAGTACGGCAAGTCTGTCACCCTTGAGGCAATCCAGAATTACGGCTACGATGTCGCCGTGCAGAAGACCGATGATGAGTTCCTGTACGACCTGACCGCTCTGGTAACGGATAAGTTCTACAAGTTCCTGAACACCGGCACCCTGAAGGGCACTCCCAAGACCTTCCAGATGGCGCTGGCACATGCCAAGGGCGCGGTCGAGAACAAGTTCAAGACCATGCATCGCACTGTGACCGGTGTTGTTGGCTTTGTCAACGTGATGGACGTGTACGACTATCTGGGCAATGCCAATATCACCGTGCAGAACCAGTTCGGCTTCCAGTATATCAAGGACTTCATGGGCTACAACACCATCTTCCTGCTGTCCGACAGTGAGATTGCGAAGGGAAAGGTTATTGCCACCCCGGTAGACAACATCGTCATGTACTATGTGGATCCTGCGGATAGCGAGTTTGCCCGCGCAGGTCTGGTCTACCGGACCGCAGGCGAGGCAAGCAACCTCATCGGCTTCCACACTCAGGCAAACTACAGCACCGCAACCTCCGAGAGCTACGCCATTATGGGCGTGACCCTGTTTGCTGAGTATCTGGACGGTATCGCTGTCGAGACCATTACCCCGGGTGAATCGGTCTAACCTGCAAGGGGGTGACTTTGCATGACCGTCCCTGAGCTGTGCGCCTACACGCACAATTTCTTTGACCGGGCAGACAACCCAATTGCAGGCGAGTTTGCCTTTGAGCCGGACACCGTGCCCTCCGGGGTAGTGCCGGGGCAGTATTTCCTCGTGTGCGGATCCATCTTCAATGACGGCGTACACAAGGCCGGGGACGGCGATCTGACCTCCGAGACCTTTACCGGGACGGTGCAGCCCATGCGTGTGCCGCCTGACTTCGTGGCGCTGGCTGAAAAAATCGACGCATACGACAAGGCGCTCCCGGCCGGTGGCGTGTATGTGTCCCAGTCCTTTGCCGGGTGGTCTGGCACGATGGTTACAGGCACGGACGGCCTGCCTGCAGACGGCAAGACCCGCTATAAATCCGAGATCAATCAGTGGAGGAAGATGTGACATGGTCAATCCGTTTGCTGCATCCACCGTAATGCAGAGCTTTACCAAAAAATACCGTTTTCAGACCCGCAGCTATGAGCCGGACGGCGTGGGCGGCTTTGTGTCCGGCTGGACGGACGGCCCGGAGTTTGAGGCTGTGGAGCGCCACGATACCACCGTAGAAGCACAGGTGGCAGAGCAGGCTGACACGGCATCCACCTATACCCTGCTGGTCAACACGGGCGTTCCGCTGGCCTTCCCGGACTACATCAAGCGGGTGAGCGACGGCCAGACCTTCCAGATCACCAGCACGGCAGATGAGGGCAAAGCCCCGCCGGAATCCGGCATGGGACTGCGGGCCGTCAAGTGCAAAAAGGCGGTGCTGCCGTGATGGGCCCGTCTGAGAGCATCAACCGGGCGCTGAACACGTTTTTCAACGGCTTTGGAATCCCGGGCTATCTGGAAGATAACATACCTCCTGCCGCTTCACTGCCCTATCTGACCTACAAGCCCACCATCCCCGGCGGGTGGAACGAAACAGCATCCTTCCACGCCCGGCTGTGGTACCCAAGCAAGGGCGGCAGGATCCCCATCCTGCAAACCGAAGATACGATCAGCGCAGCCCTCGAGGACAGCATAACGCTTTCCTGCGAGGGCGGCGCTATTCTTTTGCAAAAAGGCACCCCGTGGGCACAGCCCCTCGACAACCCGCCTGAAGGGTATCTGTGCGAATATCTTAATTTTGAAATCACGCAATTTTGCGAGTAAGGAGCAATATGGCAAGAAAATTTTCCAAAATTTCGCAGGAAGCGTTCAAGTCCATGCAGTTCAATGCCGGAATTGTGGTCAACAAGTTTGACCCGTCCGGCACGACCGAAATCCAGGATGCAGACATCATCACTGCCACCACCGGCGGCATCACTGCGACCTGCAAGGCAAACTTCACGGATCTGGGCGAGGACGTGGACAACGCCCAAAAGAACACCGCAGAGCTGATGCAGATCGAGGACTACGACTGCACGCTGGCCTTTACGGCCCTGAATGCCACAACGGACGTTATCAAGCTGGCACTTGGTGCAGCCGATGTGGCAGAAAAGAAGGTCACGCCCCGCATGACGCTGGATCCGGCGGAAAGCACCGGCGACTTTAAGGACATCTGGTGGGTCGGTGACACCATTGACGGTGGCTATGTGGCTGTACGTCTGATGAACGCACTGTCCACCGGCGGTTTGACCCTCAAGACCACCGACAAGGGCAAGGGAAACATCTCCGTCACCCTCACCGGCTGCCCCCGGCTGGGCAGCGATGTGGTGCCGATGGAGTTTTACTACAGCCCCAAGGCGGCAGCGTAATAAGGAGGACGACCCATGAAAACCCTGAACCAGATGGACGAAACCGAGTTTCTGCGCCGCTGCTGGCTGATCGCCGACGCTGTGTCTGACCTTCTGCAGAAATCCAAAGTCAACGAGCTGCGCAAGGTGCTTCCCATGCTGACCGGCAAGGAAACCCCGGAAGAGCTGGCGCAGAAAAAGGATGAGCAGGCCAAGAAGAACATCAAGGCCATGGCAAAGAGCCTGCTTTTCGACAACGCAGAGGGCACTGCAAAGCTGCTGCCGCTGCTGTATGAGCCGGACGTGGACGAGGATGGCAACCCCGAAACCATGACCCCGTTCAAGACCCTGCGCGTCATCACCGCCACCGTGGAGGATAAGGATGTGCTGGATTTTTTGTCCTCGTTGGTGAGGTTGGCGCAGACGGATATCGGCGCTTAACCTCCACCATTCGGCTGGATATGCTGCGGCTGATCGGCAAACCGTACATTGCGCAGCACTGCATTACAGCTCTGCGGCAGGAGCAAATCGCACTCAGCTACCGGGCATATATGACCGACGCACTGGCCGTTCTGGCTGGTGAGCAAGAGCGTTGGTATGACAGTGTAGAGAGCCTTGTGGACAGCAGGCCGAAACCGCAGCAATCCCCGGAAGAAATCAAGACCCGCATTCTGAACGGCCTGAGAGGAGGTGAAACAACCTGAAACTTTTTGAATTGAGCGCCACCCTCGGGCTGGACGACAGCGCCTACCGGCAAGGCGTGGAAGAGGCAAAGTCTCAGACTAGGGACGCCGTCTCCACCATGATGAAGGATTATAATCGGCTGTACAGCGAGGTCATTCACTTTACGGCAGCCTACCAGAAATCACGGAGAGAGACCGGGGAAGCCTCCAAAGAAACTAAGGAATTTGCCCAGAAGCTGAAAGAAGCTCAGGCCCAACTCAATACCACGGCACAGGGACTGAAAACTGCGGAAGGGTACATGAACAGCTTTGGGGACGCCACATCGGGGTCTAGCAAGTCTCTGGCCGGTGCTATTGCACAAGGCACGATCATGGCGGGCCTTTTCTCAAAACTCAGCTCTGCCGCTCTTGCCGCTGCGAAAAGTTTCATTCAGTCTGGCATCGACTACAACGCCCAGATCGAGAGTTACACTGTTGGGTTTACCAATATGCTTGGCAGCGCAGAAGCTGCACAACAAGCTATGGCAAAGATTCAGGAGGACGCCGCCCGCACCCCGTTCAACGTCGAAGCTCTGACGCAGGCAAATCAGCTGCTTATCAGCGCGGGCGAAAACGCCGGGTATTCCGAAAAGGTCATTCTGGCACTTGGCAACGCGGTCAATGCGGCAGGCGGCGGCAATGCGGAACTGTCCCGCATGGCGCAGAACCTGCAGCAGATCGCCAACGTTGGAAAGGCTGCAAGCATTGACATCAAGCAGTTTGCCTATGCAGGCATCAACATCTATCAGGTTCTGGCCGACTATACCGGTAAATCGGTGCAGGAAGTCCAGAACATGACCATCAGTTATGACCTGCTGTCTCAGGCTCTTATCGCAGCCAGCGAAGAGGGCGGGCGCTACTACGGTGCTATGGAGACACAGAGCCAGACCATGAATGGGCGCATGTCTACCCTGCAGGACAATGTAAAGCAGCTGGCGGGATTGCTGACCGGCGATTTATCCAGCGGCGCCGGCGTTGTAATCGGCAATCTGAACGACATGCTCGTCGCAGCACAGGAAGCTTACAAAACGGACGGCTGGATTGGTCTCGCAGGCGCGATTACCGGCCTGACAGAGCCTATCAACACGGCAAAAAACGCTTTCAAGGACTTCGCAAGCAAAGCCACCACATGGCTGGATCAGCTGAGCTATAAGCTCAACCGTTTTCTCGGAAAAGCAGCCACGGCTGACTTTGATACTTACGAAGAGTACGCGGATGCAAATAACCGGCAGAGCAACCGTAACAGGTTGCGGCAAAACGCCTTAAAAGGCGTTGGCATCAGCAATAGGAGCTGGTCCCAGCGTCAGGCGGATTTGGCGGCAGCCAATGGCAACGGGAGCAGTTCCATCGTCACCACAGGCGGTGGCAGCGGCTCCTCCGGCGGCAAAAAATCCGGATCCTCCGGTTCCACCAGGTCCACCACCGAAACGGTCATTTCGTCCATCTCCAGCACGGCTACCACCGCTGCACAGAATGCGCTGGGCACTGTGACCACTAGCATCCAGACTCTCACCGAAAAGGTCAAGGACAGCGCGGGCAAGATCAAAGATCGCATCACCGAGACCACCACCACGACCGGCAAGGAGATGGTGAACGGTGTTGCCACGACCTTTAAGCAGGTGGAGACCAAAGTCAACGGCACGGTCACAAAGGTCACAAAGACCTATGACGACATGTCAAAAACGCTGCTGGGCACCTTTACCAACGTCTCGGAAACCACCTTTAACGGCATCACCACAAAGGTGCAGCAGGCGGTGGAAAAGTACGCCGACGGCAGCGAGCATATCAAGAAGACCGTCACAGAGACCGGCCAGCGCATCGGAAAGAACGGCGCGGAGACCTACGAGAAGATCATCACCTACATCGACGGAATCGAAGATAAGGTGAACGAGACCTCTACTCTTATCGACAAGAGCGTAAAGGGCACCCAGAGCCGCATTGACCAGCAGCTGAGTGAGGCTTCCGGCCAGCTGGATAAGGGCATTTTCGGGCTGGTAAAAAGCGCCTTTAGTGACGCCAAAAATGGCGACTGGGGCGGTCTCGCTCTGGATTTTGTCAATCTAATCTGGGGCGAAGTGTCGCAGGATCAGCGTGACGTGATCTCTAAGTGGCTTGCGGACGCGCTGACCGCGGTCAATGAGGGCTACTTCAGCGGTGGCATCGGCAAGGCGCTGGGGTCTATCCAGAGCATCTTCACAAACGGCATTACTGCCGGAGTGGATGGCGCCACTACGTCTGTAAAGGCGTTCTCTGAGATCGTGCAGGGCCTTGCGAGCTCTGGCGGCGTTGGCGGCGCACTTGGCAGCGTTGTGCAGGGTTTTTCTGGTATGGATGGCGGCATCACGTCTGCGCTTGGCACTGTGGTGTCGTTCATCTCTGCAAACCCAGTCCTTGGCGTCATTCTCGGCGTTGGCGCTGTGGGTGCTGTAGCTGGCGGCATCGGGCTTGCGCTGTGGGCCAAAAACAAAAAGAGCAAAGACCCGGTCAATAATTACAAGAGCCCGTTTGACGATGTGGGCGTGTACGACAGCCTGAGCGAGTTTTCTACGAGGTCTGCGATGCAGTACCGAGTGATCGGACAGAGCAGCCACGCAGACAAGCAGACCAGCATTCTGGAGCGCATCGAGGAGCTTCTGGACGAGCATCTGCCTGCCATTGGCACCGGTCAGGTGGTCATGGATTCTGGCGAGCTGGTGGGCGTCATTTCGCCCAGAATGGCACAAAATGTTGACGCGCGCATCGGTGTGACCGTGACGAGGAAAGCGAGGGGTGTGTAATGGGCAAACTTTTGGGCGCACAAATTGGCAACTTCCACACCCTGAAAGACTGGGGGCTGTATCTCAAGGTCGGAAGCCCAAAAATCGGCCCTGCTGAGGTGGATGACTACCTTGTGCAGGTGCCGGGGTCTGATACCCTGCTCAACCTGACCAGTTCTTTGGACGGCAGGCCACACTACAAAAAGCGCACCATTACCATGGAACTCAAGTGCACTGCACCGAAAAAGCAGTGGGAGAACCTCTACAGCACTATCGCAAACGCCATCCACGGGAAATGGCTCCAGTGTAAATTCGACAATGACCCCAGTTTTTACTGGGAGGGCCTGTGGGAGGTGTCCGTCAGCAAGGACGCATTATACTGTGTGTTTACGATTACAGGCACTTGCGACCCCTTCAAACGCAGTGTATACGACGGCTCTGATGACTGGCTGTGGGATGACCTTGTATTTGATACGGCGATCATCCGCGATTATACGGATATCCAGCTCAAAGCCAACGAGGACATCACCGTAACCGTTACCGGTGCACCAAGAGCGGCTGGCATCTACTTCAAGCGCAGCGAGGACGCTGCGGACATTGCGGTGTCTCTCAATGGCCTTGAGGTTGGCATCCTTGCAAAGTCTACAGAGTGGCAGTACATTGAGGGCTTGCATATGCCGGATGGCGTTGTAGGTACTCTCATCTTTGCGGCGTCTGCGGATTGCAGCATTAGCATCCGATATCTGGGGGGCAGCTTATGAGCTATAAAGTTTATGCGGGCGTCCAGACCGGCGTTGACGTGTGGAAGACAAAGACCTGCATTTACGACCCAACGGACTACACGGACACAAAAAAGATCATCAGTCCAACTCTGACACGGGAGGTGAGCAAGGCCGGCAGCTTGGAATTCACCCTGCCGCTTGGCAATGTGGCTCACTCAGCTTTGCAAAAAATGCGCACGACCGTGTCCGTAGAACAAGACGGTGTGCGCATCTGGGAGGGCAGGCCCATGAGCCATGAGCAGGATTTTATGCTGCGTCAAAAAGTCTTTTGCGAGGGAGAGCTGGCCTACCTCAACGACAGCTCTGTTGCGCCATATACAGCCAAAGACGTGACGATCAAGCAATTTCTTTCGTTTCTGCTGGAAAACCACACCGGCATGGTGGACGCATACAAGTCGTTTGTCTGCGGAAATGTTGGCTTTCCGAGCACCAGCGTGGTGGTGCCAGAGCTGCATAACTGCGTGATGAAACTGGAATACATGGCGGGTACTCCGGATAGTGACGGCGATTACAGGTATGAATATGGACTTTATACCTCGTCCGGCGTACAGCTTGTAAGCCAATATGAAGTCGGCTACTCGGATGATGACACGGCCCCGGATCCATCCGCGTACAGCTGGACGCTGAATGAAAAGCATGCAGATTCTTCCATAAACGGGTATATCTGGCGCACAGGAAACGGCCTGTTTTCCGTGAGCGTAAATGTGGCCCTGCCCTTGGACGGAGATGGCCAGACGCACGAAGCTACGCAAAGAACGGTTACGCCGGATATCACATGCGCCACGCACTCAAAATCCCTTCCGCCTGAGACGGAATACGATCTCAAAGACACGGTCTCGAAAAATTGGAAAATCGAAAAGAAGGGAGACGGCTATGCCGTCTTGTTCAACGGTGCAGCTTTGCCGGATTCTTCCGTTGTCCGTTACGATTCTGCGCCACGGTACACCTTTGGCGATGGACGAAATTTTGGCGTTACATGGGATGTCATCCAAAATGAGCTTGTGGATGTATACGGCGGTTATCTGATCGTCCGGCACGAAAACGGGGCCCGGTATCTGGACTACGTCCAGGAAGTGCAGGAGAAAAATGGGCAGCCCATCGCATTCGGCACAAACCTGCTCGACCTGAGCAGCTACGTCAAAGCAGAGGATATTGTCACCCGCGTCATTGCCGTCGGAAAAAAGAAATCCGGCTGGTTTTTGTGGGAGAAAACCAACACCATCACGGCAACCGCTAACGACGCCACCGCGCAAAAGCTGTTTGGCATCATCGCGCGGGTCATTGTGCAGGACGGAACCGAAAACACAACGCAGTCGCTTCTGGATGCCGCAAACGCGGAGCTGTCCAAAAACTTGCGTTACCTTGACGGAATCACGGTAAAGGCTGTGGACCTCAAGGATGCCGGTGTGGATATCGCCCGCCTTGGCTTTGGCAAGATGACACACATCTACTCCAACCCGCACGGGGTGAACACCTGGCTTTTGTGCTCTAAGCTTGTGGAACCTTTGGACGCGCCGGACAAAAAAGAATTCACGCTGGGCATTGATTTCTCCAGCGTCAGCGACTTGCAGGCCCTGAGCGCACGAAAAGCCAGTGACGCCTATGACCTGAGCCGCTCGCTGAAGGGCTATGCATCCGCAAAGGGGTGATAAATTGGATAAGACATTTGACGAAGCAATTTCCGAAGTCCGCAATGCAGAACGCGGCGTGGAAGTACGGGAAGCCCTTGCACAGGGCTTTGAGTATGTGAAGCAGTATGGCGAGGCTGTTATCGCGCGGCAGGAAGAAGCTGTTCAGAGTGCGGAAACAGCAACAAACGCGGCGGCAACTGCCACAGCACAGGCCGCAGCAGCAGCCCAGACAGTCAAAGACGCCACTGCAACCGCCATAAGCGCAGCGCAAGAGCAGGCAGATATTTCGGCATCAAAAGCCGAGGAATCTGCTTCCAGCGCCGAAGAAGCAGCGGCCAGTCAAACTGCTGCCGCGTCTAGTGCATCTGCCGCAAAGGCCAGCGAGGAAGCAGCTGCAAAGAGTGCCGCCGACGCAAAGGCTATCGTGTCCACTGACACGACTCTGACCGTATCGGGCGCGCCGGCTGATGCAAAGGCGACCGGCGACGCCCTGGCTCAGAGGTATACCAAGGACCAGGCCGATGCCAAGTTCGGCACGCCGTACACCCTGCCGCCCGCTACGGCAGACCAGCTGGGCGGCGTGAAGGTAGGCGACTATCTGGACATCGCTGCGGACGGCACCCTGAGCGGCAAGACGCTGTATGACACCATCGCGGCCAGTGTGGCGGTCAAGTCGGAGGCGCGGTTGGTGTGGAGCGGAAAAACAACGATTGGGAGGAGAAAAACTGAGACAATTAACGTTCAGGACGGTGTAGATTACGTTAACCTCCGCATAAACGAAACTGATTTTAATCTTACCCCTGGTATGACATATGAAACTGGCAGTTTTGGCGCGGGAAGTCTCAAGGTCACAGTATTATTTTCGGCCGACAAAAAACGTCTTGAATGTACCCTTACCAATACGCTGAATACTGTATCGGTTGTATTCACCGGCTACCACTACCCCACCTTGGCAGAGCTGCTGACCGAGACGCAGTCCGCGCAGGCGGACACGGACGCTATGGCGGTAGATCAGGAGTACCGCCTGACCCTGCTGGAGCTGGGACTGACCGACGACACCACCACTGATACAAGAACCACATAAGGAGGTAAAAACTATGTTGTATCGTATCTGTAAACGCCTGATCAAGCGCGGACAGACCGCTGGTCTTGCGGACAAGCTGGACGTTTTCTACGCCATTGGCCGCATCACCGATGCCGAGTATAAGGAGCTGATCGAGCTGCTGGAGGACAAGACCGGCAATAAGAACAAGGAGGCTTAAATGAGTAAAACAATCATGGACGTTTCCCGCTGGCAGGGCAACATCGACTGGGACAAGGTCAAGGCCAGCGGAAAAATTGACGGCGTGATGCTGCGGGCAATGGGCAACAGCAAGACAGGCGCACCCAGCAAGCCGTATCTTGACCCGACCTTTGAGCGCAACTATGCAGAGTGCACTCGGCTGGGCATCCCGGTAGGCGTGTATGGCTATTTCAAGGCCGTCAGCCGGGCAGAAGCTGACAAGGAGCTGGCCCTGCTGAAAAGCGCCCTGATCGGCAAGACGCTGCGCCTGCCGGTGGCTGTGGACATCGAGGACGCGCTGCCCGCGAAGCTTAGCAAAGAGGTGCTGACCGACCTGACTGCTTACGAGCTGAAAACGGTGCAGGACTGGGGATTTTATTCTATCTTGTACACCTACCTGAGCTATGCAGACAAGCACCTTTACATGACCGGCGCGGCGCTCAAGCCCTATGATGTGTGGCTGGCGGCCTACCGTAGCCAGAAGCCCGCCACGGTATACTCCTATGGGATGTGGCAGCATACCAGCTCCGGCAGCGTTCCGGGCGCTGCCGGCAATGTTGACCTGTCCATTGCCTACAAGGACTATACCAGCATCATCTGCAAGAAGGGCCTGACCCGTCTCCGGGAGGACGAATGAGCGAGGCTATCACCGTAGCACTGATTACCGGCGGTCTGAGTTTGATCGGCGTTATTTACTCCAATAGCCGCACAGCGCAAAACATGGATGCAAAGCTGGACAAGCAGCAGGCCATCACCGAAACCAAACTGGAAGAACTTACTCGTGAAGTGAGGGAACACAACAACTTTGCGCAACGAGTCCCGATTTTAGAAGAGCAAATGAAGGTCGCCAATCACCGTATCGCAGACCTTGAACAGGAGAAAGGAAACTGAACATGGCAGCAATTCTTAATTTCATCCCCGCCCCCGTCGCAATCGTTCTCATCATCGTCGGCTTTGTGGCTCTGGCAGTCGGCGCTATCCGCATGGGCTATAAGCAGCTGGTCAAAGATCTGGCCTATGACCTCGTGTGCAAGGCCGAGGACAGCATCATGGGCAGCGGCCAGGGCGCAAAGAAAAAGAAGCAGGTCTTTGACGCGCTGCGTGCGGCCTGCCCTGCATGGCTGAAGCCTATCATCACGGATGAAGTGCTTGACGCGGTGATTGAAAAGGCCGTAAGCCTGATGAAGAAGGCACTGGCAGATAATCATCCTGCTATCAACAAGGAGTAATTTATGATCGAGCTAAGCGTATCTCTCGCATCCAATGGCGTCGTCAAAGTGCCGGGCTATGAGCAGCTGGTGCGCTTTGGCTACACCAAAAACCGGGGTGTGTACCGACTTGCTGTCACCGCATCCGGCGAGTGGCAGGACCTGACCATCCGGGCCTTTTGGCACGTCCCGGGCGGCAAAGACCCGGCATCCTCGCTGGTGGTGGACGGCTCTGTGGATGTGCCCGCCAGCGTTACCGCACAGCCCGGCAACGGCTGCATTACCTTTGAGGGCAGCGACGGCACAAAGACCGTGACCAGCGCCGACCTGCGATATCGCGTCAGCGCCAACAGCGGCACAGAGGACGGCACTATGCCGGAACCGGACTCGCCCGCGTGGCAGCAGCTGGTGGATGCCGTGCACAAAGATGCCACCGCCGCAGAGCAGGCCAAGACCGACGCGCAGACTGCAGCGCAGCAGGCAGGAGCAGCCGCACAAAAGGCCGCTGCCAGCGAGAAAGCTGCCGGTGACGCACAGAAAAAGGCCGCTGACAGCTTACAGGAACTGAAAGACGGCATTGCCGCTGGTAACTTCAAAGGCGAGAAAGGCGACAAGGGCGACACTGGCCCCATCGGCCCGGTCGGCCCGCAGGGTGAGCGTGGCCCTCAAGGCCCCACAGGCGCTACCGGAGCCACTGGCCCGCAGGGTGAAACTGGCCCTCGTGGTGAGCAGGGGCCGCAGGGCATTCAGGGCGAGCGTGGCCCGCAGGGCCCTCAAGGCCCAACCGGTGACACTGGGCCACAGGGGCCTAAAGGTGACCCCGGCCCGGCAGGTGCAGACGGCAAAGATGGCACACAAATTGATGATACCACCGTGGGGCTCGACGCCTGGAGCAGCAAGCACATCGTGGATATGCTCTGCCCGCCCCTTGAAGAGACCGGCAACCCGGTGGTGTGCTACCCAGTGGAAAATTTTCCACTGGGTGTGACTGCCAGCTGGGAGCCCACGCAGGCGGGCAGTGGTGACCCAAGTCCGGACAACATCCGGCCTATTTCCGGGCGGGACAGTGTAAAAGTGGAGCGGTGCGGGGGGAATGTTATTGAGTTTTTAAGAACAAATGATTCCCATGAAAGCGTTAAAATAGCAGTAGACGCAGAAAAAAATATTACACTTAACGGAGCATTAACTCGCGGAGCCAATATCATAATTGGAATGTGTCGGCTGCATTGGGTTGCGGGAAAAACCTACACCATGTACGTCAAGAAGGTGGGCGGCAGTGCCTCTCTTGGAAGCGGTGACGGCATTACTTTTGCCTATTCGCTGTTCACAACAGATTATAATCATTACTTCCGTGGTGATACACGCAGCACAAACCTTAATGCGTATACTGCAAGCAATGCTGCGCTGGTAGAAACCGAGCTTATTTTTATGCTGCAATGCTGGCGAGCAAATACAGTATTCAACAACTTCAAATTCCAAATCGAAGTTGTTCCTGGCTCCACTCCTCCCACCACCTACGCCCCTTACACCGGCCAGACCACTACCATGACTCTGCCCCACACCATCTACGGCGGCACGGTGGATGCAGTGACGGGAGAGGGGCAGGAGACGTGGAAAACCATCAATTTACCTAAAACAGGATGGGTAAAGGATAGTTCTACAACGTTTACTCGATTCAATAATTATACCGCGCTGCCGGCTCCCGCTAACATAAAAGATCAATTCAAAAATATTCTGTGCAATGTTTTGCCATCAAAAAATACCAACATGGACGAGATTGCGATTCAGCTAGAAAATGCGAATGACATTATGTTGATGGTCTCCTTGAGCGGAATCAAAACACTTGAAGATTTTTTGAGTTTTCTCGACGCTTATTCCGTGCAAGTCTGCTACAAGCTGGCCAGCCCCGTCCCCATCACCGCCACAGGCGCACAGCCTATCCCCGCCCTCCCCGGCGTGAACACCGTCTTGACCGACGCGGACAGCGTGGCGGTGACGGGGCGCGCAGACCCGATTAAGCGCATCACTGACCTTGAGGATGCAGTAGCGTCCATGACAACGACCTAAAGGAGGACTGACTATGGCAATTAAATCCAAATCCAGACACGATTTGACCTTGCGCTCTATCAAGCGGGAAATCGCAGTTGGCCACGATGTGGCCTACTGGCTGGATAAGGCATACACCCATCTGGACAGCGGCCTGCTGACGGAGGACGACATCGCAGAGGTGGAAACTCTGGCGAAGGTGTACTACGACGCACTGGACGCTGAAGACAAGGCGGACGCTGAGGAAATCACACTGTAAGGAGGATATCATGGCAAGCACTACACACGAGCGTTTTGTTGACACCAACAAAATGTACGCCGCACAAGAGCAATTTCGGCACGTCACAAAAATGGTGACAAAACGTCACCAGTTTGCCGTGCTTGGCAATATGGTGCGCAACGCCGGACAGCTCCCGCAGCCCTTCTGGCTCGGTGCTGCCTGTGGCGGCGGCTCGTGTAGTGCTGCCCCCTGCGCTGCAAGGGCTTGACCGACAGCAGATGACCGCAGCCATCAAAAGCGCACCGCTTGGGAGGGTAGACCGTAAGATAGCCTTACTGCGGTACGTCGAGCGGCTTCCGCTGCCGGACATTGCAGCACAGACACATTACAGCCGGACGGCGATAGGCTACCGGCTGAAAAGCATTGAAAAAATGCTGAATGTGTGATATACTAATCATACGAGATGGTGGATAGCGCATACACATCCATCATGAATGTATGCAAGAGACCAGCGGAAGAACGTTTACCCGCTGGTCTCTTTTTTTCAACCCCCGGTGTTCCGTTTGGAGCATCGGGGGATTTTTTTACTTTTTCTTCAATTCCTCAAGCCTGCTGGAAAGTTCTTCTTCCCATCCTTCATGTTCTTTAAGGTACGGGGCGTAGATCAGTTCTTCGGCCTCTTTGCGGGCCGCAACGGCTTCCTCGACCGTGTCATAGCTGCCGAGATGATATTGCTTGCGTTGGAAATTGATATATGCACGCCATCGACCGTGGCAGTCTTTACACACGCCATTTGCGCCAGAAGTGGAATTTTTATTGATATGGCCTCCGACCCTTGTACGAATCGACATAAGGGAAGAGCCATCCGAGTAACCTGTACTGTGAATTGCTCCGTTTTTTTCTCCGATGTCCCTGTTGCAATCTGCGCAATGCTGGATCAGAGGAAGCCTTGTGATCTTTACGGTGGTTTCCTTCCCACATTTCGGGCAAATAGCACGGCACAGAAAGCAACCTGACCTCTTTTCGGGCAAAACTTCCAATACTTTCCATCCGTTAATGACGTGTCCCTCTTTTTCCTTTGCCTTTTTCAGTCTTGCGCTTGTCAGGCCTGTCTTTTGCCCTCGATTCGCACAAGACAGACAGCTGCGGCTTTTGCCAAGACGCAGGGAGCTGTCATACACGTCTTTTACCACTCCGCACTCACACTGGCATGTGTAGTAGTGCGGCTTTTCAGACGGCGCAAGTACCGTCCACTTTCCAAAATGCTTTCCAGTCAAATCTGCCATAACATTCTCCTCAGATCAGCCCATAGTGCTCGGCCAGCAGGAAGCGGACGTATTCCGGGCAGTCGCGCTCGCCCAAACACCACCCCTGCACCGTGCGGCGCGGGATGCCCGCACCCTTTGCAAAGGCGGTCTGGCTGATGCCGGATGCCACCACCATCTCCCGCACGCTCATGCGGGAGACGTCCCAGAGATGGGACAGGCGGGCGGTCTCGGCGTCCAGATCGGCGCAGCCATCGGAATCGTCCGGGATGCTGAGGGTGACGTTACCGAGAAAAACTTCTTTCGGCTGCTTGGCAGCCATGCCAAAAAGTTCTGCTTTGCTATACATGGTTGACTTCCTTTCTTTCGCATGATAATATGTTCGTGTACCTCCATGGTACGTCTTTCACAAAAGCCCCGTCAGGTGTTCGCTGCACTTGACGGGGCTTTTTTATTTAGTAGATCTTAACGCCCAGTTTTTCGGCGGCGGCTTCAACGACTTCTTCAAACGAGGGGCCGCGATTCGGGTCGTTCCAGTCGTAATCGCCAGCGGATGCAGCTTCCCACTCTTCTTCCATGTCAGCTGCCTTGCACAGCTCGGTGCACAGCTCGTAATCCCAGACATCGGACTTGCGGATGTCAGCGGCGATTTCAATAGCGTTTCTCATAATTTTGTACCTCCATGTTGTTGTGTGTTGGTGTCTTTCACTGTCTTTATTATACGCTCATTGAGCGTAAAAGCCAAGCCTATTTGTAAAATTTTGTGCTCAATGAGCACTTTTTTCTTTTTTGTAAAATAGAGCATTTTTGTCCTTCGTTGGTCACTCGTTGCCTCTCCCGCCGGGCGGTTCTGCTACACTGGGCGCAAAGGAGGCAAGCGCCAATGTGGATCAAGTTCAGCCCCACCCCCCACGGGGGCAGCGTCGGAGACTGTGCTGTGCGTGCGGTAGCTGCGGCCACTGGGCAGAGCTGGGAGCAGGCCTACATTGGATTGGCGCTGACCGGCTTTGCTCTCGGCGATATGCCCAGCGCCAACCGCACATGGGGCGCATACCTCCAAAAGCACGGATTCAAGCGTCGCCTTGTCGAGGCGGACTGCACCACCTGTTACACGGTGGCAGATTTTGCCCGGGAGTGCCCGCGCGGTGTGTATGTACTGGGATGCTCCGGGCACGTTCTGGCCGTGGTCAACGGCGACTGGCTGGACAGCTGGGACAGCGGCGCAGAATGCCCGATCTACTACTGGTACAAGGAGGACTAAGCAATGCCGATCTATAACGGATACCCACAAGTGTATTACCAGCAACAGCCGCAGGGGCAGCTTGAAACGCTTCGAGCTGCACAATTTCAACCTCAGCCTGTCATGATGCCGACAATGCAGGGACAGGCCGCACCGGCTGACAGCGGTTTTATCTGGGTACAGGGTGAAGCAGCAGCCCGTGGCTATCTGGTCGCCAACGGGAGCCGGGTGCTTTTACTGGATGCCGATTCCGATACCTTTTACATCAAAGAAGTGGGACAGGACGGCAGGCCGTTCCCTCTCCGCATCTACGACTACAAAGAACGCACCAGCGGCCCCAAAGCGTCGATCGCTGCCACGCAAGCCGCAGGCGGGGAGTATGTCACCCGCAAGGAGTTCGACGCGCTGGCGGCAAAGCTGGCGGCGTTGGAGAAGCAGGAAGCACCAGAGCCGGAAAAGGAGAGCTAAACGATGAGCAGCAGCTTGTACAACTCGATGGGCCGACAGACCCAGAACCCCATTGGCGGGCAGTTCCAGCAGTTTATGGGCCAGATGCAGGGAAAGAACCCGCAGGAGATGATAAACCAGATGCTCACCTCCGGGCAGCTCTCACAACAGCAGCTCAACGCCATTCAGCAGCGGGCACAGCAGATCGCGCCGATGCTCAACGGCATGAAAAATATGTTTGGATTCTAAAATGCGGCCGCATTTAGAATAAATTTCAAAATCTAACGTAAAGGAGTAAAACTATGTCTCTTTCTTCTGATAGCACGGTTCTGACCATGCCGGTACAGCCCGCCAATGGCTACAGCAACGGCTTCAACGGCTGGGGCGGCGACTGGATGGGCTGGATCGTCCTCTTCCTGATTTTCGGCATGTTCGGCTGGGGCGGCATGGGCGGCTTTGGCTGGGGCGGCGGCATGGGCGGCGCTTCGCCTTATATGACCAGCGCTGTCACACAGGCAGACCTGCAGCGCGGCTTCGACAACCAGAGCGTCATGAACAAGCTGAACGGGCTGGAAAGCGGCCTGTGTGATGGCTTCTATGCCATGAACACCGGGATGCTTCAGGGCTTCAACGGCGTGCAGCAGGGCCTGAACGGCGTCACCAACGCCATGCAGCAGGGCTTTAACGGCACCAACGTCGCGCTGATGCAGGGGCAGAATGCTCTGGCTACACAGCTGGCAGACTGCTGCTGCAAGACCCAGACCGCGATCCAGGGAGTCAACTACAATCTGGCCACTCAGGAGTGCGACACTCGGAACCAGATGCAGCAGGGCTTCTGCGCAACGCAGAACGCCATGAACAACAACACCCGGGACATCATCGAAAATCAGAACAGCAACACCCGCGCGGTGCTCGACTTCCTGACCAATGATAAGATCGCCACCCTGCAGAGCGAGAACAACGAGCTGCGCCGGGCTGCTTCTCAGGATCGCCAGAGCGCGTTCCTGACCACCGCGATGAACGCGCAGACCAACCAGATCATCGGAACTCTGCAGCAGAAAGCTCCCGTGCCTGCCTATCAGGTGCCCAACCCCAACGCCATTTACTATGGCTGTGGGACCGGCTGCGGCAGCTGCGCATAACCGAATCACGACAGCTTTTTGAGTGGTTGTTTCCAAAATGGAAATGCCCACATCAAAATGTTCAGCCCCTGAGCTGATTTTGTAAACCAGAGCGCCGGGGCAAAAGTCCCGGCGTTTTTCTATGAAAGGAGCCGATAAAATGGCTGAATTTAGCAATTCTAACACCGTCAGCGTGGCAGCGGGTGAAAACCTTCCCCTGACCGAGACCGCGGTGAAAGCGCCTGCGTGCATTGTGCACCGTGAAGGTAGCGGCCTTGTGACACTGCGGGGTCTGACCAGTCAATGCAAAGCGCGCTTCAAGGTAAGCTTTGGCGGCAATATCGCCGTTCCCACCGGCGGCACTGTGGGGCCCATTTCCGTGGCGCTGGCTGTCGGCGGTGAGGCACTCAATAGCGCAACCGCCATTGTCACACCTGCTGCAGTCGAAAATTACTTCAACGTTTTCGTGGCTGCGTTCATCGAGGTGCCGCGCGGCTGCTGCTTGACCGTGGCGGTTAAAAACACCAGCACGCAGGCGGTCAGCATTGCAAACGGCAATCTGATCGTTGAGCGGGTAGCATAAGAAAGGAGATAAAGTCATGCTGGATAAACTGAATCACCTGAAGGATGAGATGTGCGACGAGCTCATGGAGCTGACCGACAAAAAGAACAGTTCCCCGGGTGATATTGAGATGATCGGCGAGATCGTGGATATCATTCTGGACATCCACCGTATCGAGGATTACTGCGAGGGCGGTGAGTACAGCCGAACAGGCGAGTGGGAAGCTGACATGCGCGGGACTTTCGGCCACGATGCCGGAAACGGTTACAACCGGGGCAGCAGCTATGCCAACCGAGGCCGTCACTATGTTCGTGGGCATTACTCCCGCACGGATGGCCGTGAGCGCATGATCTCTGACATCGAGGACATGATGCAGGAGGCCACCGGCGCAGAGCGCGATGCATACAAGCGGGCCGCTGACATCTTGCGCAACGCATAAGAAAGGGGGCGGCAGGCATGGACATTGACGAGATCAACACCCACATTCACAAACTGAAATGTGGTTCAACGGACTGGCAGAGCGTGGAAAAGCTTGCCGCCCTCTGCACTGTGCGGGACGAGTTGGAAGAAGCACACGCACCTGAAATGCAGACTCAAGCGCCGCCTCCCACGTCGTACCCGGCGGCATACTCCACAAAAGCAAATCCGCAAAGCGAGTTCGTGGAAGCGGCCAGCGCCGCGCCCTTTGGAGGCTTGATGGAAGTGCTTGATGAGCACATGAAGGCCATAAAGCTTGCGTACCCGAAAGAGTATGAGCTAGTCATGCGGAAGATAAGCGACTTGTAAAAAGGCATAGAATGTGCTATTTTTACATAAGCTTCAACGTTGGGACATGTAATATATAATCTAACGGAAAGCCAACAAATAAATAATTGCTTACGTTAAAACGTCAAATAAATTTGATTTGTAATCAGTGGGTTGCAGGTTCAACTCCTGTCACCAGCTCCAAAAATAAGCGTATAGGCGATAAAAACAAGTCGCCTATACGCTTTTCTTTTTGTTGAAACCGTGCAAAAACACCTGAAAACGTGTGATAATCTAACAAACAATCTAACAAGTCAGTACTTCATCTTCTGCATTTCCCGCAACAAATATGTCGGGTCGTTGTGTGACACGTACTTGTTTGCCGTGGTGGAGAAATTCTTGTGACCGAGGATTGCCTGCACAGCGGTTTTTTCCAGACCACACTCCACCATTTTACTGCTGGCCGTATGACGCAGGGTGTGTGGGTGCACCCCCTCTATATGGCATTCCTGCATCAACGCCCGGAACTTTGTAGCCACGTTGCGCTTATCCAGCTTTGTGCCGGCCTTGGATGGAATCAGCCATTCGCACCCGCTGTCAAGCATCCAAAAGGAAATGATCTTGTAAATGGGCTCAAGGATGGGGATGATGCGGTTCTTGCCCGCTTCTGTCTTTTCGCCGCCCTGCATATAGTGCTCCTTCAGATGCACGTCCTCACAGCGCATAGAAAGCAGCTCGTCAATGCGCATGCCGGTATAAAGCAACACCATTGCGATTTGCGCCGTCTGCCCAAACTTCGGGTCATTCTGTCGGCTGCTGATCTGCTCAATCTCTTGGGCGGTCAGGGTGCGCTCTGCTTTTCCTGTAGCCGCCGGGAGCTGCAGCAGCATGGCATAATTTTTGTTTATGATGTCCTGCGCCATTGCCCACTCGCAGATCTGGCTGAAAAGTGTGCGCTGCTTTTCGCAGGAGCTTCGGGAGAGCCCTTTTTCCACCATTGCGTCAATGACCTGTTGATAATCTGCCGCTTTTAAGTCCCGCAATTGTCGGTCGTATAGCGGCGCAGCCTTTGCATATGCCAGCTCGTATCCCTTTTGCATGTCCGTGCTGAGCTTTTGAAACTTTGGCTGCGCTCTCCATTGGGTATAGGCATCCGCAAAAGTGCACTTCAGACGCGCTGCGGGGGTGTTCTGGGCGTTGTAAGCGTCCAGCGCTTGTACTGCTTCGCCTGACGTTTCAAACGTTCCCAGAACATCCCTTTTGGCTGTAAGCGCCACATACGGTCTTGCCCGCTCCCCGCTCAGTTTATACACGCTGCCGCTGCCCTTGGGACGGCGGCGCTTTTTTTTTTGCTTCGGGGCGGCTTCCGGCTGTTTCTTCCCGCACCACGGACAAAAAGAAGCACCATCCGGGATTTCCTTCCGGCAGCATGGTCTCACGCATTTCATGGCTTACTCCTTTTTCTGCCCGATATATCCGAATGCACCATTTTCAGCAGCGGCCCTTCCGGCCCTGTAGTTGATCTTCAGGTCGTCAATGGGAGGATGCGGAGCGTCCGGGCATGGGTCAAGGCCAGCAATCTGCGCATAGGTATACTGGTCTATGATGGTCCCGCACACGCTAACCCGGTTGTTGAGTGGGCAGTGCAGGTTTGCGGCCATCTCGGAGATCACCGCAGTCGGACTGCTGCCGTGTCGGCCCTTCAGAATGAAAAGCAGCAGTCGCTTCGTGATGGGCGGCAGAGCCCTCATCAGCAGATGCAGCTCCCAATCTACAGAATCTTCCAGCCTTTCGCTGTCGGAAACCGCATACAGATCTGGGTGCAGCATCTCCATAAACACGGTGATGGGGGACACCCCACATGCTGTGCACCAATCCATGACCTCGTCACTGTCCGGGCTGGTGCAGCCTTTTTCCCAGCTCTGTACCGTCCTCTCACCCTTCTCGATGAGCCTTGCGATCTCCACTTGGCTCAGGCCGGCAGATACCCTGGCCTTTGCAAGCGCTTTTCCAATCTGGGTTGCCGTAAAATAACTCATACTTTCGCCCCCGTAAAACCAACGTGTTTTTAACAGAAAATGGCGCAGAAAAAATCTGCGCCATTCGACAAAAAATATCCGTATTTTGTTTTCCAACGGCGCATGGTAGAATTTGGAACATAAGACATAAATGTGCACAAAAGAAAGGGGAAAACAAAATGGATTTTGAGCAAAGAAACGGTAAAGAAACCGAAATGACCATCATCGACGGTATGCCTGCCACCGTTTTGAACGGAACCGACCGCACACCACAGCCTTGGGAGGACTGACTATGGAGAAGATGAGCCACTTTTGCACGCACATTCGCGCCGCGCTTGCCTGCTACGTTGATATGACTCCGGAGCAGCAAGCCCTTGCCACCATGTACGCCGCCCGCAAGATCAATACACTGCACGCATTACATATGACGGCCAAAACGCCCGACGGCGCAGTGACCGGAGCAGGGGAATTGTTGCAAAAAATGCAACAACTCGATGCAACCCATCAAAAAGAGTGATGGGCAAACCCATTGACTGCAACAACATGCAGTTGTATAATGCGGTTGTAAACAGATTTACGCAGCTTTACGGCCCTCAGCTTTACCCGAGTTCAGATAATGCTCGTAGTATTTTTGATTGTTATCGCCAAAAGCTGCAACCAGATCGGCATTATTTGCTTTGTACGCGGCGAGGTTAAATTCGGCACTACCCTGCCGGCCCTCTTTCATGCCGCTGGTCACAAAGTGCTCGAGATATTTCCATTCGTTGTCCCCGTACAAAGCGGCCAGATCGGCGTTGTTTGCTTTGTAATATTCAAAATTGTAAACAGGGCTGTATGCTTTAAGCATAGCAAAATAAGGGATATAATCAGGCTCTTTGCGGAAGTTTCCGGAGTACAAAGCTTTCTGGGAAATGGTCTCCTTGCTGCCATCCATGTACTCAACAACAGCCTGAGTAACGGCAATTTCTTCGATAGTTCCATTGTACCACAGGCAATCCCATTCAACAGCCGTGTCATAAACAGCGTTCTGAATTTCAGATTCAGAAAGGTACGTCAAAGGATCACCATATTTTAAGCCATCGCTATAATACGCATTCCAGTAATATGGGTTGCCGTACTTATCAAGCAAAATTTTGTTATTATGTCGCTCTCCAACATAAACATAATAGTCCGTTGTAAGTTGCGTTTGCTGTGAAAATGGAGTGCCACGCTTCGTGCTATCATCAAACGTTCCAATGATGCCGGAAGTGTTTAAGGATGTTGGGTAAATCGGGCCTACAAGACGTGCCTGTGTAGCAGAATAACCGCGAATGGAGCAAGACACCTTATCTCCAACCGCGTTCATGGGGACAAGAGTGAACGTTACATATTTGATGGTTTTGCCGGAATTGTTTCGGAAACAGATGGTCGGTGTCACACCATTTGCGGAGTTTACAGAAAAATATACATCCGTAAGCTCTACGGACGGTTTTGCCGCAACCGCCGCCATTGAAAAGAGTAACAATGTGCATAGTGTCAGAGCAAGTGCAATCAGTTTCTTTTTCATGATAACCACCTCATAAACAAAAATAGGCAGCCAACCAGCTGCCGAAAAACTAAATTATCAAAGAGCTTTGCCAAAGGGGGAAAATAAAGTGCAAGAAAATAGCACAAAGTTTGCAAAATGTGATACAATGGAAGAAAAGTGCCGCCTCAAAGCTTTATTTTCTTCTCTGTCGGCACAGGAAAAACAAGAGGTGCTTTCCTATGCGGAAAGCTTGCTCAACAGAAGAAAGGAGTAAATCTGTGGATAAGTACGAGATTGAACTGGGCCGGTACAAAACCAGAATTTTTGCTCTTCTGGCAACGGAAGCGTCCGGCCTGCCCGGAATCAAAAGCGAAGAGTGCGCAAATTGCGACCACCGGTGCTCTCTTGAAATCGGGTGTTACTGCTTCAACTACGGATGCGGAAAGGGCAAGACCACGGAAGAGCTGCACGAAGCATTTGACCGCGTTTGTGATGCCCTTAAAATTTCTGGCCGAAGATGGACACCAGCAAATCCAATGCGGCCTGAAGTATTTGATTCTCCCGATCTGCTCGAAGTTCTTGAAGATAGGCTTCTCCAGCTAGCGGAAGAGAATAAATGTACTCGCTGGGAAGAAAACCACCCACCCCGTCAGGAACGTACTCTTTGCGGCGCTCATCAATCAGGCCGCGGCCCTTCAAGTTCTGAATGTATCGATTCTGGCCGTTGAAACTGAAATCCCCGCCGGAAATGAGACAGACTTCATGCTGGTTCATTTTCCCGTTGTGCTTCTCCATATATAATAGGAGCGCCAGACTCTTTTTGTCCAAAAACTCAGCCATTGGGGTTTTCCTTCCTCTTTGCAACCTTAAATTCCATATACTCCAGCAGGTCTGAACGGTCTGCATCGGTCATCTGACTTAGCAGCGCATCAAACCTTGCATCCAGCTCGCTCCCGCCGGGAGCGAGCTTTTCTTTTTGGCTTTCATTGCCAGAAACCAAAGATTCAACGCTTATCTCAAAATAATTTGCAATTTTTTCAAGCGTCTCGTACTTCAATGTCTGCTTTCTACCAGACTTCAAATCGGATAAAGAGCCACGACTTGCACCGGAATCTCTGCACATCGTTGTCACGTTGACCCCGCGCTTTTTGCAAAGGTTTTCGATATTGTTGTACAGGTTTGCCATAATTCCAGACCTCAAATTGTGAGTTGCGCCGAAATTACGCGAACGCTTAAAAAAGCCTTGCATTTTACGCGAAAGCGTATTATACTAAGACCATACCGCGATGGCGTAATACATGATTTCTAGCAATTTCATTATATTACACTTATGCGTAAAAATCAATAGTTTGGAGGTGAAAAAATGACAGAAAAGAAGCCTCTTTGTGAATTTGGCAAGCAAATCGAGATTGCACTGATTCAAATGGACAAGCGTAATGATTGGTTGATTGAGCAGGTCAAAGAGGACACGGGTAGGTATTTCGACCGTTCATATCTGCACAAGGTCAAGACGGGAGAAATCGAGACCCCCGGGATTTTGCAGAGCATCAGCAAAATACTGAACATCAGCACCCATACAACTTAAAAAGGAGGAAGCAAATGCCTGATTTTGAAACATTTTTGCTTGCGCTTGCGTCGATTGCGCTCATTGTCGTTGCTTTTGGATTTTCGTGGGCCGTCATTTCCGGCCTTTGGTGGCTTATCTGCAAGCTCATCGGTTGGCAGTTCTCTTTCGGCGTGGCCACCGCAATCTGGATTGTGGCGATGCTTCTGAAATGGGTAACAAGCCATGATTAAGCCCGAACCGTGGACTGGCCGGCTGATTGGCCGGATGCATAACAACGAAGTCACGCTGGAACAGCTTGCAGAACGTCTGGGGTGGACAAAGAGCTATTGTTCGATGATCCTGAACAGCAAGCGCAAGCCGCACGGCATCCGCGAAAAGATGGAAACTGCCGTCAGCGAGATCATCAAGGAAAAGGAGGACAAAACGGCATGAGCGAGTTAAACAATCTCATCCCCATTAGCTACGATAACCCGGAGCGCCCCACGGTGAGCGGCCGGGAGCTGCACGAGTTTTTGCAGGTCGGCACGAAGTACGCCGACTGGTTCAAGCGGATGTGCGAAGGTGGTCTTTTTACCGAGCACGTTGACTTTGAACCTTGCTTCTCAAATTTGGGAAGCGAAAAACAGCACGGTGGTCAGAACAAGGTTGACCACCAGCTCACCATCCCAATGGCCAAAGAGCTCTGCATGATCCAGCGCAACGAGCGTGGCAAGCAGGCCCGGCAGTATTTTCTGGCTGTGGAGGCGCAATGGAACAGCCCGGAAGCGGTCATGCGCCGGGCGGTGCTTATCGCCCAGAAGCAGAACGACCAGCTCAAGGCCGCCAACCGCCAGCTTCTGGCAGAGAACAACGACCTGAAGCCGGATGCAGAGTATGCCCGGGCGGTGTGCGTGGGCAAGAACTGCCGCACCACTACCACCCTTGCCAAGGATTACGGCCTGAGCGCCGAGAAGCTCAACAGCATCCTTCACGGCCTGAAGATCCAGTACAAGACCAGCGACGGCCAGTGGGTGCTATACGCAAAGTATTGCGGCAAGGGCTACACCAAAAACCGCAAATCCACGCCGTTCCAGCACAAGAGCACCGGCGAGTGGGACACCAAGAACACCACCGTATGGACGGAAGCGGGTCAGCGGTTCATTTATGAGCAGCTCAAGGCCGTGGGAATGCTGCCCAGCGTGGAGCGCAGGCAGAGCGTGGAGCAGATGGAGCTTGCCGCCCGGCAGCACAACCAGGACGGGGTGGCGTAAGCAATATATTTTGGAGGTTACTATTATGAAAAAACTGCATGTGAAAGCTACGTTTATTGAGCCGGTGCTTGGCACCTGGCCCGCAAATCCCAATGTGGCCCGCGAGTTCATCGCCAGCAAGTCGCCGGATGCTGCAACCATCGAGGATGAAGTGGCGGCTCTTGGCCCTGATGCGGTAGCCGACAAGGGCATGACCGTTTTCCCGCGTGACCCGGACGGCAATCCGATCTTTTACGATTACCAGATCAAAGGCATGTTTAAGGATGCTTGCGGCATGCTTTCCCGCATCGGCGGCAAGACCGAGACTGGCAAGAAGAAGGCCGTGAACGAAAGCGGCAAGCTGACTGCTTACAAGAAGGTCATTGACGGCCTGATCTTCGTTCAGCCCCCGCATGATTCCGATTCGGGTAAACGGAGAGATCGGCGAATGCCAGCGCCCGCTGCGCGCCCAGACCGCACAGGGCGAGCGCGTGAGCCTTGCCAACAGTGAGGAGATCCCGGCGGGCAGCACCTGCGAGTTTGACGTAATCCTCCTTGACGACAGCCACGAAAAGGTTGTGCGTGAGTGGCTGGATTATGGCATCCTGCGCGGCATCGGCCAGTGGCGCAACAGCGGAAAGGGCCGCTTTACCTACACCGCCTATGAGGTGAAGGCCTGAGAGCAACGGCATGGCATTGACGGCCCTGATTCGCGGAGGCGGTGCAGCTCGAGGCGTGGCAATGGCAAGGCTGAGTTCGATTGGCCGTGCGATGCTTGGCAAAGGCAAGGCACGGCGGTGCAAAGCAAAGGCTATGAGGTGAACTGCTGTGCAGTGGCACTGAGAAGCACGGACAGGCAAGACAAAGGAATGGCAGAGAAAAGCGCTGATGTGATTTGCGAAGGAAAAGTGGTGCACCGTAACGATTCGCTGCGGCAAGGCTTTGCTTCGGATGCATTGGCATGGCAGAGAGAAGAAATGCCGAGAGTTGCGCAGCGATGGCATGGCAAAGAGCGGTCAGGCGTTGCGTTGCGATGGCACAGCAAAGAAAAGACATTTTATTAAACATTTTATTAAAAGGAGAAACGAGCATGAAAAAAATTATTGTTGGTGTAGCGTCCGTATTGGCAAGCGCTTTGCTGATGGCCGGATGCAATAAGCAGGTTATTGACCTGACCTATGAATACAACTGGGCGCAGCTGAAAATGCCAGACGGAACGATTATCGAGGGCAATGTCGAAAGCTGGTGCGACTATGAAGGCGACCAGCTTCAGGTTGTGATTGACGGTGTGACCTATCTGGTTCATTCGTCCAATGTTGTGCTGCAGCATTGATGCAAGGAGGACACCACCCATGAGTGAGAAGATCATAGCCTACAAGGCCATGGACAAAAATATGCAGTGTCGTGGCAAGCAGTACGAAGTGGGTAAGACCTACACCGAAGAAAAAGCCGACTGCTGCAACGCTGGTATGCACGCCTGCGAGATGCCCTTTGATGTGCTTCACTATTACCATGTGAGCGACGGCGCGCGGTTCTTCCGAGTCGAGTGCGGCGGCGAGGTCGACAAATCCAACGAGGATAGCAAATTCGCATGCACCGAGCTGACTGTGAATGGCGAGCTGAAGCTGACCGATATGCTCAAAATCGGCGTGGAAGCCGTGATGAAGCGTGTCAAGGAAAAGACGGCAGGAGCAAAAGAAACTGCCGCGTCTGGACACTACTCCACGGGTGCCGCGTCTGGCCTGTGCTCCACGGGTGCCGCGTCTGGCGACTACTCCACGGGTGC